TTACCATACTGTTTCTTCATGGATTTCATAATTTTTTTACCTTTTTTGTTTAATGGCATTAATCGTCCTCCACCATGACAGCTGCTTTTTGCACACCTGACTTCGCAAGGCTAACTCCGGCCCTTAATTTTGCTAAATCCTCGTTTTGATCCATCTTATCCTCTGCGATCTCGCCTTGTTGCATCAATCTTGCTCTTGCAAGGTCGATCTGGGCCTCGTCATTGTCTTTTTTACGTTCATTTTCCATCGCACGAAGGTCAACCTCACGTGATTTTAGTTTTAGAAGTGGATCATTGTCAAATTGTGACGTGATTTTCTTCTCTTCCTTCATAAATTCCTCTGTCATCTCTGCAATCAGAACAGATTTTCTCGCTTCAACCTGATTTGTTAGTGCCTGAAGCTGTGCTTGTATCTGTGGATTCATGGCTGCCTGCTGTTGCATCATCATCATCTGCTGTAATTGCTCTCTGAACTCTAATTGCACCTGTTCTTGAGCCATTAGACTGATGTGTTCTAGAATATTTTTCTGTATCGCTGCCATGACTGCAGGATTATTTCTGACAATATTGGTGGACATGAAATTTAGGTGAGCTGTGATGTGTGCTCTGTGGTCCTGACCAGGAAAAGCCTGAAAAGGTTTGCCAGCCAATGCATTTATGTGTTCCATGCTCAACCGGCACAACATCGACCCTGTCATCAAAATCAGATTGTTTTATGTTTCTCGCACCACCTACAACATCGTATGGATATTCTGGTGGCAGATATTGTGATACCACTTTTGATAATAGTTTAAATTCTTCCTTCATCGCTGCGTAACATCTCTTGTGGATAGCAGACATAACTCTTGAACCACGTTCTAATAACGCAACTGTTGTACCAACAGCTGCTGCCTGGTTACCGTCACCAACCTGCATATCAGCGATACTTGCAAAACGTTGTCCTGCCTGCACAACGATACCAAGTAAATTTAATAATGTCTGTGATGGTTCTTTGTATGGTAGTGGAAAAAATGCATCACGTAAAGATCCACCCGGTGCATCAACATCTTTGAACTCACCCGGTTGTATCGGAGCTGCCTCGTCTCTAACCCTGACACCTCTCTGTTTAAATCCTGCTGGTAGATTTGATAAAGTCCCTGCGTCTAATAATTGACGGAGAGCCGCCGTTGCCGTACGGCTCAATCCGCC